ACCGGCGTCGACCGTGCGGAAATCCTGGCCTTGCTGACCGATGGTAAAGACCACTGGTACACCGCCGAACAGGCGCTGGCCGCCAAGCTGGTCGACGCCACCATTTCGGCGCTGCCGATCGCCGCATCGGCCAGCCTGGCGCTGTCGGTCAAAGCGCGCTTTGATTCTTTTGTTTTGCCACAAACCCCTGCGGCTGCCGCCGCGCCAACACCACTTATCACCCCGAAGGAGAGCACCACCATGCCAGGAATTACCGCCCCGGCCGCTGCGGCACCCACCCCAGCAGCGCCTGTTTTGACCCATGCCCAGATCACCGCTGCCGCACTCGAATCGGACAAGGTCCGCCGCACCGATATCGGCGCCGCCTTTGCCAAGTTCGCCACCGTTGCCGGCGTCGCAGCGCTGCAAGCAGCGTGCGCCGACGACCATGCCTGCACTGTGGAGCACGCCAACACCAAATTGCTGGCGCACTTGGCGCAAGGCGCTGCGCCGGTTGCCGGCACGCACATTGTCACCGTCGAAGATTCGCGCGACAAGTTCCGCGCTGGCGCCGCCGCGTCGATCATGGCGCGCGGCAAGCTGACCAAGGACGAAACCAACAACAATTATCGCGGCTTCACCCTGCTCGATATCGCCCGCGAAAGCCTGGTCCATGCCGGCGTCAAAACCACCGGCATGGACAAAATGGGCTTGATCGCTGCGGCTTTCACCCATACCGGCAGCGACTTCCCGCTGCTGCTGGCCAATGTTGCCAACAAGGCGATGCTGAAGGGCTATGAAGAAGCCGAAGAAACTTTTCAGCTGTGGACCGCAAAAGGCACGCTGACCGACTTCAAGCCAGGCAAACGCGTCGACCTGAACATGTTCCCGGCGCTCGCCCAGGTGCAGGATGGCGGCGAATATTCCTACGCCACCATCGGCGAACGCGGCGAGACTGTGCAACTGGCCACCTACGGAAAGATGTTCAGCATCACGCGCCAGGGCATCATCAATGATGACATCGACGCGTTTTCCAAAATCCCGCAGCGCATGGGCCGCGCCGCCATCCGCACGATCGGCGACCTGGTGTACGCCATCCTGACCGGAAATCCACCGATGTCCGATGGTGTGACGCTGTTCCACGCCGACCATAAAAATCTGCTGGCGGCGGCCGGCATCAGTACGGCCAGTGTCGACGCGATGCGGGTCGGCATGGGCCTGCAAAAAGAAGGTGCTTCCACCCTGGGTATCCGGATGGCGCATCTGTTGGTGCCACTGGCGCTGGAAGGCACCGCCAACGTGGTGCGCGACAGTGAATATGAAGTCGGCGCGGCCAGCAAGAACAACACGACGCCAAACTTCGTACGCAATACCTTCGACGTCATTTCCGAAGCTCGTCTGGATGGCAACTCGTCTATTGCCTGGTACGGCACCGCCAACGCTGCGCTGCATGACACCGTCGAGGTGAGCTACCTGGACGGTAACGAAACGCCGACGCTGGAACAGCAAAACGGCTGGCATGTCGACGGCGTCGAATTCAAGGTACGCATCGACGCCGGCGTGAAAGCGCTCGACTTCCGCACCATGACCAAAAACCCCGGCCAATAAGCCGCCACCCTGATAGGTGCCGCTGATGCGGCACTTCCCCAACTTCATAGGAGCCATCATGGCCAAGAATTACATTCAGGAAGGCGATGTCCTGCCGTACACCGCAGGCGCCACCGCCATTGTCTCGGGCGCCGTCGTGCTCATGGGCAAGCGCATCGGGATCTCGTTGGCCGATATTCCGGCGCTGGGCGCAGGCAGCGTCACCGTTACCGGCGTATGGGCTGTCGCCAAGCTGGGCACCGACGTGGTGGGCCAGGGCGATCTGCTGTACTGGGATGCCGCCAACAGCCGCCTGACCGCGACCGCTGCCGGCAATACCCTGGCCGGCTTCGCCGCTGCGCCAGCTGGCGCAGGCGTTGCCTTCGTCAACATCAAGATCAACGCCTGATGTTTGACGTCCTCGAAGCGCGCATGAACTGCACCGCACATAAAAAGCTGGCTAACGCGATGGCTACCATCGGCGCTAACACCGTGCCGGTGATCTTCGACGCCGAGTATTCGGCCGCAACCGTGGGCGCGGCACGGGTCGGCGCCGCCGTGCCGCAGATGCAAATTATGAGCGCCGATATGCCGGCTGATTTCGTCGGCAGCATTATCCAGATCGTTGTCGGCGGCGCGGCCCAGCCCGTGGCCTGGCAAGTTGCCGAACGCCAGCCCGATGGCGAAGCGCGCACCGGTATCACCCTCGTGCTGCTGGAGCGCCCATGAACAGCGCGCAATTTGCCATCGTTGGTGCGATTCTTGGCCAGCTGCAGGCCGAACCGGCACTGGCTGATGGCCGTATTTATCGTTCGCGCGCCCGGCCGCTGGGTGTGGACCAGTCCAATGGCCTGGTGGTGCGTATCGAGCGCAGCACGTCCACGCTGGCGCAGGTTCTGGGCGGCCCGACCACCTGGGCCACGCTGATCAACGTCGAATGCTATGCGCGCGCCACGGGTGCCGAGCCGGATGCTGGCGCCGACGCGCTGCTGGTGGAAGTTTTCGACCGCCTGGCGCTGGCGCCGACGCTGGGCGGCGCCGCCATGTCGTTCGAGCCGCTGCCGGGCGACACGCTGTCCTGGGAGGTGGACGAGATGGATTCAAAAATAGCCTGCATCACCGCCAAATTCGTGGTGATGCATCAAACCAAAGGAAGGACCTTGACATGAATGTCGTAATACCAAAACCGGCATAAGCCACCGTGCAGGATGCGCCAGCACCGGCGCCAGTGCGCCAGGCCGAGCCGAAAACGGGCGGCAGCTATACCCGTAACCCTGTTGACGGCTCGCTCGTCAAGAACGCCGCGCCGGCCACGCAACCCAACCAGGAGTAATCCATGTCTCGCCTCATTCGCAATACGGCGATTCTCGCCAAAACGGAACCCGTGTACGGCGCCGACGCCTTGCCGACCGGCGCGGCCAACGCCATGCTGGTAAGCAACCTGAGCATCAACCCGCTGAACGCCCAAAACGTCGAGCGCAACAACATCCGCCCCTACCTGGGCGGCGATGAGCAGCTGGTCGGCAGCCGCTATGTCGAAATGGGCTTCGACGTCGAGCTGGTCGGCGCTGGCACCTTGGGCTCCGTGCCGGCCTGGGGGCCGCTGCTGCGCGCCATCGGCTTTGCCGAGGTGGTGACGGCCGGCGTGCGCGTTGACTACGTGCCGGTATCGACCGGTTTTGAGTCGGCCACCATTTACTGGTACGACGATGGCGTGCTGCATAAAGGCCTGGGCGCGCGGGGTACCGCCTCGCTCAAGCTCACCGTCGGCGAAAAGCCGGTGATTTCGTGCAAATTCGTCTGTCTGCATGGCGGTATTGCTGCCGCCGCCGCGCCGACGACCGATCTGGAAGAGTGGCAAGTTCCCGAAATCGTCCTCGATGCCAATTCCGGCAACCTGATCTGGGGCGCCACGCACGCCACGGCCACCGCGCCGGCGCTGGTCGGCGGCGACTTCTACCCGAGCCAGGGCCTGACCATCGACCTGGGCATCACCACGCCATTCCAGTCCTTGCTGGGCGGCGAGTCGGTGCCGATCACCGAGCGCAAGGTTACCGGCGCGGTACAGCTGGAGCTCACGGCCGCCCAGGAGGTTACCGCCATGGCCGCCGTGCTGGCCACCACCAAGACCAGCTTGGGCATGGTCCACGGCACCGTTGCCGGCAGCCGCGTTTGCGTGTTCATGCCGGGCGTGCAGCGCATCGAGCCGACCAAGGAGGAGCTGAACGGCGCGCGCATGTGCGGCTACAAATTGCTGGTCAACCCGGTTGCCGGCAACGACGAAATCCGCATCACCACCAGTTTTTAAACCCAGGGGCCGTGCTGGCCCCGCAGTCAGGATAAACATCATGAGCAAAAAATACAAAATCGTTGTTGGCAATACCGTTGCGGTGCTGGTCAAGGGGGCGCTGATAAATGAAGCCGGCAAAGACGTTTCGTTCAAATTCACGCTGATTTGTAAGCGCCTGGAGGCCGAAGAGTTGAAAGACGCACTGGCCGGTGGCGAAACCCATGTCAACGAGTTCATCACGGATGTGGCCACCGGTTGGCGCGACCAGCGCCTGGTACTGGAAGAGGATGACTCCGCTGCCGAATTCTGTCCCGACGCATTGGCGGCCCTGCTCAACATCACTGGCATGGGCATGCTGTGCTTCAACACGTACATGAAAGAGGTTGGCGCCAAGGCAAAAAACTAAGTCAGGTCGCGCGCCATGTGGCGCTCGGCCTGGTGGAGTCTGACGAAGACGAAGATCTTCGGCGCGAATCGACCGATGAGGCGGCAACAGCGATGGGGCTGCGGATTCGTCGGGCACCTGTCGTTTGCGAGGCGCTGTACTTGTGGCCGGAGAACGTGCGCAGCTGGAACTTGTTTCAGGCCATGAGCACGCAGTGGATGGTCGGCATGGCCGGTGCCACCGGCCTCTCTTACCCGGGCGTGGAAGTCGTCATGCGCAAGGCTGGCGTCAAACGCCGTGACGAAGAGCGTGTTTTTTATGAAATTCAGTGTATGGAGCGGGCGACCTTGAGCGCCTGGAGAGAGCGAAACGATGGGAAATGAATCACGCGTCATCATTACCGCCGACTCGGCGCAGGCAATCAGGGAATTCAACCGCTTGCGCACGCAGTCGACATCGTCGCTTAAGGATATTGCTTCCTATAGCGACAAAGTTGGCGCGGCCCTCGGTGCAATAGGCCTGACCACTGGCCTGGCAGGTATTGTCAGCATGAGCGACGAATACGCAAAATTCACTGCCCAACTGAAGCTGGCGACCGTGTCGCAGCGTGAATATAACGCGGCATACGACGACGTTAAACGTATTGCCAATGCAGCGCAGCAGGCACTTGCCAGTACCGGCACGCTATACGCGCGCATTGCCAACGGCACGCGTGAGCTGGGCACGACCCAAAAGCAGGTTGCCGAGATTACGGAAACCGTCAATCTGGCCCTAATGGTCAGCGGTGCGACAGCGACCGAGTCCGCCTCGGCACAGTTGCAACTGTCGCAGGCGTTTGCCTCTGGCACTTTGCGCGGTGAAGAATTCAATGCCGTCAATGAGGCGGCACCTCGCCTGATGAAAGCCCTGGCCGATGGCATGGGCCTGCCCATTGGCGCCCTGAAAGGCATGGCCGGCGAAGGATTAATTACATCAAAAATCATGGCAGAGGTGCTGCCCAATGCCCTTGCTTCTCTGCGGGAAGAGGGAAAAAAGATTGCCACCATTGGCGGCGCATTGACCGTCCTGAAAAATGAATTCATGGAATTTACAGCGGTAAAAGCGCAAGCAAACGGTACCGTCAATATTTTGACGACAAGTATTAAACTACTTTCTGACAATCTCAACGTGTTGTTCGCGGTAACAGCAGGTTTGACGACATTGAAATTGTCCGGTTATTTCTTTACTGGTGTCACAGCGGTACAGGCATATTTTGCAGCCAATGCCGAACTGGCTGCACTGTTGGTGGTCGAACGCGCGGCACTTATTTCAAAAGCCGAGGCGTTGGTGGCTAGTACTACTGCCGTTGCTGCCTCGACTACAGCGAAACTTACCGAGACTCAGGCGACGCTCGCCGGACTGGTCACGCAAAAAGCATCGTTGGTTTCTGCGCGTGAATTGGTGTTTGCCCAATATAACCAGGCCAAGGCAAATATCGCGTCGGCTGAGGCCGCAATTGCGGCCGCATCTGCTGCCGGTGCGCTGAGTTTCGCTCTTCGAGTAGTTCGCACGTCGACGCTGGACTTGGCTGTTGCCGAGCAGGCGCGTACGGTTGCCCTGGCCGAGATGAGCGCATCGAGCATTGCATTAGGTCGCATATCCGCACAGCTGGTCACCGCGACTGCAGCTGTTACTGCCGCGACTGCGGCGGATACTACAGCGACTGCCGCGCGCACGGCTGCCACTAACGGCCTGAATAGCGCCGTCAGCCGCACGGCGATCACTGCAAGCCTTGCATCCAAAGCGCTCGGTTTCCTCGGCGGCCCAATCGGAATTATTACGACGCTGCTCAGTGTGGGCGCGGCAGCGTGGGTTTTGTGGGGCAATAAAGGCAGCGAGGCAGAAAAGCAAGTGACCGCTACGCTGGCTGAAGAAATTGATGAGTACCTGGAAAATCTGAATAAGCAGATTGACAAGCTCAAGGAGCGAAATGAGCTTGCCGGGAAAAAAATGACTACTGGCGCCGCTCCGGTTACGGAAGACGAGAAAAAGCGTGAAAAGATCCTGGCTGAAATCAACTCTATCGGTAAGCGCGTCGATTTGGATAGCTCCGCCAAAAATGCATTGATGGCGCTTTGGGGGGGGAAATTAAATAAAATCGATGTCGAAGCGGCTACTTTTAATGATTTGCAAGCGAAGAATAAAGCATTCACTCGCAATGCGGATATCAAGACATGGTTAGGACAAAACGGTAGCGCTGCGCAAAAGATGGCTGCCGAATTGGACGAACTCAAAAAGAAATTTGGCGAATTAACGCCTGAAATGGAGAAGATCGTCCGGGCGAAGTATGAAGATAAAGGGATTACGGCGGCGCTCAACAAAGAGCAGTCTGCGTATGAAAGCCTGATCGCCTCGATTCGCACCAAGACCGCTGAGAATAATCTCGAGGCCAAAACCGATCAGAATGCATCGGAAAGCCAAAAGATGCGTATCAAGCTCGATGAGACAATGGCCGCTGGCAAGCTGAAGCTGTCGGCAGCGCACCAAACGCTTGCAAAAGATGCGTTGGCCGCCTTGGAAGCGTCTGAGGCTGCTAAAAAGGCAGTTGAGCAAGAAAAGGATACACAAAATACGCTGCTTGAGAGCACCACCGCGCGCCATGCATCGACAGCCGCCCTGGCCGCCGAGTACGCCATGTACGGCAAATCCAGTGACGCCCGCGCACTCGAAATGATCGCCGTCAAGGCCCAGGCCGATCAGGAAAAGTTTCTGCTCGAGGCCAAGATCAAGGGCAGAATCGTCACCGGCGACCAGATTAAAGCCTTGACCGCCGAGAAAGACGCCCGCGTACTGGTCGAGCAGGCCACGCTGGCGCAGACGGCCGCACTGAACTACGCCGCCGGGCTGAAGGTGGATAACGAGAAATTCACCGCCGAATCGATCGCCGACCCGAAGGCGCGCGCCGACGCGCTGCTGAAAATCGACGCCGATATCTGGCGCGACCGCATCGCCTTGGCCGGCGCCGGCACGCAAGCGCAAAAGCTGCTGCAAACCGAGTTCAACACCTGGTACGCAAACCAGTCGGTCAAAGTGGTGCTCGACGTCGACGTGACTCGCGCCACCGAGGTGCTGAAGATCCTGGAATCGATGGACGCCGCCGCACGCTCGGCCGCCAGCGGTATGGCGGACTCGTTCGGCGACGTCGGCGCGGCCATTGGCGGCCTGACCACCGCGCTTTCCGGCTACGCCGTGCAGCAGCAGGCCGTTGCCGCGCAGCTCGCCTCCGCAATCGGCGATGCCAAGGGCAATCCGACCAAGATCGCCCAGGCGCAGGCGATCGCCGCCCGGCAAGGCGCGCAGGCCCAGGTTAAATCGTATGGCGACATGGCCAGCGCGGCCAAAGGCTTTTTCAAGGAAAACAGCACCGGCTACAAGGTAATGCAGACCACCGAAAAAGCCTTCAGGGCATATGAGATGGCGATGGCCGTCGAGTCGATGGTCAAGAAAATATTTTTCAAAGAAACGGAGGTCGCCGCCAACCTGACGCTCAACGCCACCAAGCTGACCGGTGAGGCCACCACCACGGCGGCATCCACTGGCCTGGCCGCCACCGAGGCCAGCGCCTGGGGCATCACGGCCGTGGTGAAAGCGATGGCCTCGCTGCCGTTCCCGCTCAACTTTGCGGCCGGCGCAGCGACGCTGGCGGCCGTGGTGGCCCTGGGAGCCAAAATGTTCGGCGGCATGGGTGGCAGCAGCGTCAGCGTGTCCGAACAACGCCAAGCGGTCAACGGCACCGGCACGGTGCTGGGCGACTCGTCCGCGAAATCGGAATCGATCGCGCATAGCCTGGCCATCATGGAGAAAAACTCCGGCCTGGGCCTGGCCCAGGGTGCCCAGATGGTCGGCTCGCTGCACCAGATCGTGCAGGGCATCGGCGGGCTGGGCAGTCTGCTGGTGCGCAATGCAGGCGTGACTGGCGCCACGGCGCCGGACTCGCTCGGTGCAGCGCAGAAATTCGCGGATAGCGTGCTCGGGAAAATTCCGCTGATCGGTGGGCTGCTGGGAAAAACCGTCGGCGGCCTGATCGGCTCGATTTTCGGCGGGAAAACGACGACGCTCGATACTGGCGTCACTGTCGGTAAAAAGACGCTCGCCGATATCCAGCTGAGCGGCGTGTCGGCCAGTCAGTACACCGATACGAAAACGGACGGCGGCCTGTTCTCCAGCGATAAATATAATCGCGCGCTGTCCGGCCTCGGCGCCGAGGCAAACGACCAGTTCTCCAAGATCATCCTGGGGCTGCGCGATACCGTCAAATCCGGCGCCGATGCGCTGGGCCTCGGCGGTGATGAGTTCGCCAAGCGGCTCAACGCATTCGTTGTCAGCATGGACGTGTCGCTCAAGGGCTTGTCGGGCGACGAGCTGCAAAAAGCGCTTGAATCTGCGTTCGGCAAGATGGGCGACGACTTGGCGAAATTCGGCGTAGCCGGCCTGGAACGGTATCAGGCCGTCGGCGAGGGGTATCTGGAAACGCTGGCGCGCGTCACCAACGACTACCTGCAGGTGTCCGACGTGCTGGCCGTGCTGAATAAATCGTTCAACGTCACCGGCCTGGCCGCCGTGTCGCTAAGCGAGGGGCTGATCGCCTCGGCCGGCGGGCTCGACAAGTTGACGTCGGGCACCTCGTTTTTCGTGCAGAACTTCTTGACCGAGGCCGAGCAGATGGCGCCGATCACGAAGTCGGTGGGTGACGCGATGGCCAAGCTGGGCTTGGCCGGCGTGACCACCATCGATGGATTCAAGGCGGCCGTGCTGGCGCAGGACCTGAGCACAGCTGCTGGTCAGGCCATGTACGGCGCCTTGCTGGGCCTGGCCGAGCAGTTCAAGAAGTCGGCTGACTACACAGCTCAACTTGCAGCGGCCACCGGCGACTACGCCGTTGCGGCGAAAACCGCATCGGAAATCGCCAGCGAGCGCAAGGACCTGCAGTCGCAGCTCGACCAGTTGACCATGAGCGCCCTGCAGCTGCGCGCCAAAGAGCGCGCCGCCCTCGACGCCAGCAACCGCGCGTTGTTCGACCAGGTGGCGGCCCGGCAGGATCTGGCCACCGCCTACGACACGCAGTCGAAGGAAATCACCAGCACGATCGACAAGCTGACCAGTTTCGCCGCCTCCATCAAAACCTTCCGTGATGGTCTGGTGGTGGGTAGCCTGTCCACGCTGTCGGCCAGCGAGAAAACGGCCGAGGCACAGCGCCAGTACAACACCATGCTGGCCGCCGCACGTACCGGCGACGCTGCGGCGCAGGCCGGCCTGACCGGCGCCGCCAGCGCCTACCTCACCGCCAGCCAGGCATCGGCCGGTACGGCCAGCATGTACGCCCGGGATTACGCGCGCGTGCAGGCTGACATGGCGAACATGGCCGCCAACGTGGGCAGCCAGATCACGGCGGCACAGGCACAGCAGATCGCACTGGATAAACAGGTGAGCGGCCTGGTCACGCTGAACGATTCGGTGAAAGCCGGCGCGGCTACGGTGGCGCAGGCGATTGCGTCGCTGGGCGTGCTGGGTGTGCGGCAGATCGCTGGTTCGCATGCAGGCGGGCTGTCATACGTGCCGCATGACAACTACCCGGCAGATTTACATGTCGGCGAGCGCGTGCTGACGGCGTTTGAGGCGAAGAATTATTCGGCGCAGCCTGGCGCAGGTAACGAGGTGCTGGTGGCCGAGATCCGCGGCCTGCGCGAGGACAACCGCGTTCTGCAGACAAAGTTTGACAGGCTCATCGAGCAATCTCAGGCGGCCGATATCGCCATCGCACAGAACACCGGCACGGTAGCGCGCATCATCAAACGCCTCGATGAAAACGGCATCCGCGTGTATGCAGATACCCCACTTCCAACGAAAGAGGTGGAGACCGCATGAAAATCATTCGCCCGCTGGTGATCACCGACGCCATGGTGGTGGCGACGAACGTGCCGGAGAACGACCATCCGGCCTACAGCGCCGCCGCCACCTATGCCATCGGTGATCGCATCATTGTCGTCGCGCCCGGTGTCCACAAAATTTATGAATCGCTGCAGGCCGGGAATATCGGCCACGCGCCGGCCGACAGCCCCACCTACTGGATCGAGGTCGGCCCGACGAACCGCTGGCGCCCGTTCGACCGCTCGATCACCTCCCAGGTGGAGCAACTGAGCTCGATCGAATACAGCCTGCAGACCACCGGCATCAACAACAGCGTCGCGCTGCTGAACATGGACTGCACAATTATTCGCGTCACCGCCACCGACGTGGAATTCGGCCTGGTGTACGAAAAAACCATCAACCCGGCGGCGACCAGCGGCATCATCGACATCTACAGCTATTTCCGCGAGCCGATCACCCGCGTCAACGACCTGGTGCTGACCGACCTGCCCTCCTACTCGAACATGCGCATTGACGTGACCCTGACCAACCCCGGCAACATGGTCCGCTGCGGCGGCATCGTGGTCGGCATGATGCGCAACATGGGTGACACCCAGTACGGCGCGAAGGTGGGTATCGCCGACTACGGCGTCAAAACGCGCGACAAGTTCGGCAGTTTCGACGTCATCGAGGGGAATTTCAGCAACCGCGCGACATTCTCCCTGCAGCTGAGGGCTGGCGAGGTGGACATGGTGAAAAGCCTGCTCGCCAAATACAGGGCCACGCCGATTGTCTATGTCGGCTCGGATCTGTATGTATCGACGATCGTGTACGGCTTTTTTAAAGATTTTTCAATCGATATCAGTTACCCGACGTATTCCATTTGCTCTCTTGAATTAGAAGGACTCACATGACCATTATTATCCCGCCACTGTCGCCATTCCCAGGGCGCGGCGCGGCGCCAGAGGACTACATTGCCCAAGCGGATACCACCATGCAGCAGTTTCCCGGCGTGGTTGCTGGAATTCAGGCCGTCAGCGACGCATTCAATCTTGGGGCCG